CGGGGCTTCACGCAGGTTTCTCGCTTGCGTGAAACCCAAGTTCGAGGACAGTCCCGAAGGGCTGTGCTTGACGTGTGAAGCCCCGAGCCGTAGCGAGGAAATCCCTTCGGGCTTCCCTCGCTAGCCCCAGCGGCTTGCTGTTCGGTGGAATTAAAAAACAAAAACTAAATATTATGAACAAAAAAAATAAAACAAGGAAGCGGTGTGAAATCGGAGATTTCGCCCGCTGACGGCAAATCGAAGTTAGGCGATGCGGCACTAATTTTAAAAGAGATAGAAGAAACAATTGAATTCTATGAAAAAACACAGATGGATTATATCGGGAAGTTTAACAAAACAGAAAACAAACATCTTTTAAAATGGATACGCGAACAGATAAAAAATACAGATGTTGCTATTAATGTTCTGAAAGGTTTAAAAGACAGGGTTAAAAGCCGTTTCGCCTAACGTTCCCACGCTTGGCGAAGAAGCGGACTTGGATGCACAAACTTTCAGTTTAGTCCAAACGCCAATAGGAAGCACGAATGTTCAATTTAGCACTAAACCCGCTTTTTTGCCAAACGTGTGTTAGCACCAGTACTTTTTAATTAGTAACAATTTAAAACAAATATAAAATGAATTACGACAGCAAAGCAGATACTTTACTGCACATTAAAAGAGTAAACCAGTTAATGACGGAAGCAGCAAGTGAATTGATTAGACGTGCCAATGTTCACGATAATTCAAAACTTGAAAGCCCTGAAAAGGAATTATTTGACGAGTTCACGCCTAAATTAAAAGGTTGTACTTATGGTTCAGATGAATACAAAGCGTATTTGAAAGAATTGAAAGTTGCTCTTGACCATCATTATCAAAATAATTCACATCATCCCGAACATTACGAAAATGGAGTAAACGGATTTGATTTATTTGATTTAATGGAAATGTTTTTCGATTGGAAAGCAGCAGGAGAAAGACACGCAGACGGAAACATTTACAAGTCGATTGAGATTAATAAAGACCGTTTCAAATTGTCAGAACAGACCGTTGATATTTTCACTAATACCGCTAAACGTCTTGGTTGGTAGTATTGGTGCTAACACAAGGATATATGCAATTATCATTTGTAAGCGTTGTTTATAGGCGAAAAATTACAATCTGAAAAAGAATTAGAAGATCGTTTCAAGAATACGGTTGTTGATTTGAATAAACTCCCTGATTTTGATATACAACAAAAAGTTAGTTTAGCAATTTCATTTTCCGCATTTTTATTTGAAACAGAAAAAATGAACAAAAATAAATCTGATGATATTCAAAAGTAATAACAGTGATATTTATTTCATAAGTAGAGAAAATAACATCATTTACGAAAATCTAAAAAACGGTACTAAAATTCCAATATACCGATTGAAACAGAATTTCATCAATATACCTATTATGAGCAAAGATGTCAATGAATACATGATTAGATACATCAACATGTTTCCTGATTTAGTTGAAAGAATAGAACATAATACAGAAAATAACCAACTCAGTCTATTTTAAAAAGCAGGAATTAACCTGCTTTTTTTGTTTGTAAAAATCAAACCAAGTAATTAACCATTATGAAACAGGATTCCGGAATCCATCACTCAATACGCTGAAAAAAATAGAAGATGTCCTTAATTGCAATCTGATAATTGAGCTAAAAGAGAAATAATTATTTACTTGTACAGTATCATAAATTTAGCTATATTTGCTATGTGTAATCACATATATTTCGCTTTTTAAAGCATTGAGTTCTAAAACTTTTAATGAAAAATATAAAAGGAACGTATTTACCTATTGATTCTATAATATTATTAGAAAAAAATCCACGTTCAATTTCTAAATCCCAATTGAACAAACTTGCAAAAGACATAAAAGAAGACCCTAACTTCTTGCTTCAACGCCCACCATTAATCAACTTTAAAAATGGTGAGTACATATGCTATGCCGGCACTCAAAGAATCAAAGCCGCACAAATAAACAATCAAACAGAAGTATATTGTTTGATTGAAGAAAACGTATCAAATAAAATCCAAAACAAACGGATGATTATTGATAACCTTCATAGAGGTAAATGGGATGAAGAAAAACTATTGCAATTTGACTTTGACATAATTGAGCTAAAAGACTTTGGCTTTAAAGATTTTGAAGTTTCTTTATTTGATGATATCCCCGAAGAAATTCCAAACGATTTAATTGCACCGAAAAAAGATGCTCCCCCTACCCTCAAACTCACATTTGAATCAGAAAAGCAAATGGAATATTTCGAGACTAAACTCAAAACGTTGCTAAACAATGATACAAAACTATCATCTGTAACGTATAGCGTAAGTCAAGGAGAAATATAAATTATGCGTTTAGAAAAAGCTTCAGGAAAAGCCATAAGATATGCTTGCAGATACTATCACTATTCCAAATCAACACCTCAAATTCGTTTAGGGTATTCTGTTTTCAATGAACAAAATGATTGGTGTGGTGTAGTTCTTTTTTCCAATGGTGCAAATCCATCAATAGCCAGAGAGTTCAATTTAGTACAAGGACAGGTTATTGAATTAGTAAGAATGGCACTAAATGGAAAACAAGCATTCACTTCACAAGTGTTAGCAGCTGCATTACGCGAACTTAAAAAAGATGCACCAGCCGTAAAGATTGTAGTTAGTTACGCAGACAGAAACCAGGAACACATTGGGACAATATACCAAGCAACAAACTTCTACTATATTGGCGAATACGCAAATGAACGTGGCATCATGCTAAACGGAAAGCTAACACACAGAAGAAGCATAAACAAGAAATACGGTAAGTCCGGAATTGATTGGATAAAACAAAACATTGACCCTGATGCTGAAGTAATAATAGGCAAATCAAAAATCAAATATGTTTTTCCATTAGATAAAAGAATGACTAAAAAATTAAAATCAATGTCAAAGCCATATCCTAAAAAAGAAATTACTAACTTGGAAGATTTAAAAACTTCCAGAAATGAAAAAAATAATGTCACTAACCAAAGTATTGAAAAACAAGCTGAAACGAAATAAAGAAAAGCTGAAAGATATTGAGGGCTTAATTAATGATAGCACAGCATCTAATGCTCAAAAACAAGAATACATTAGGTTGAAAGCAACTATTGAAACAATAGAAGATATCATTGATTTAACTGAAGGCATAATGGATAATGAAAACACATAATTAATTTAAAGTGTTGATTTATGGAAAAGAAACAAACAAAAGGCAATCAACGGAAAAACAACGGGCAGTTTACGAAAGGTAATACTGAAGGGAATCGCTTTACCAAAACCAACCAGCCTGCTAATGCAGGAAGAAAAGGCAAATCAACTACAGAATACTTAAAAGAATTAGGCACCTCATCCGAAATAGAGTTTGAAATTAAAATACACGGTCAAGGCAGAGGTCGTCCAAAAGTGAAAAAAGGTAAAGTTACAACTCAAGGTACAATGAATGAATTATTAGCTACTCTTCTTTGGGCTGATGCACTTCAGGGAAATGACAAGGCCCGAAAAGAAATACTTGACCGTGTCGAAGGCAAATCAAAACAAACGGTTGATTTAACGGCTAAAGTTGACCATTTAGGAACAATGATGCCGGAAGACAGAAAAAAACGTATTGACGAATTAATGGAGAAATACCAACAATCAAATGACAAAAGTTAATGTTATTAATGGTAAAGTCTATGTAAATGGGAAAATTACTACAGATCCAATCCTAATAGGTCTGGCAATATTAGATATTGCAGATGAACAAAAGGATCTACATATTTCAACATCAAAATCAGATGTATTAGAAACTTCATAAAAAAAAATGTCTGATGAAGAATTGCAGGAACTTGAAGATTTACTTAGAATTGACACACTATTAGATGGCTTAACCCCGGAATGGAGTGTGTTGACTAATCCTAATTATAAATTTTTATATGATGCAATTACAAGTCAACAATATGATGAATATGGGAAACTTCAATCAGGGTATAGGGGTGTACTTTTAGAGGGTTCTTCACGTTCTGGAATAACATGGTCGGGTGTGGATATTATCATTTGGCTCTGTTTGTTTGTAGAAAAACGTTGCACAATCAACATCTATCGTGAAACATATAATGAATTCAAAACAACATTGTATGACGATTTCAAAAGGAGGTTAGATGATTTTGGTTTGCCTAATCCATTCCATAATGCACAGGAAGTAAAATCATTTAAAATTAAGGAAAACACAATATACTTCCTTGGAGATGGTAAGCACGGAGGTGGTTGTGATTATGCATTCTTCAATGAAATAATGCACATCAAAAAGTCTGTGTTTGACCAAGTTGAAATGCGTTGTAGAAAATTCTGGTGGGCGGATTACAACCCGAGTTTTACAGATCATTGGGTTTTTGATAATGTATTTCCACGTGAAGATGTTGGTTTTTTTCGTTCTACATACAAACAAAATGCTCACATATCAATACAAGAAAGAAACAAAATTCTTTCTTATGAACCATGGAAACCCGGAAGCTACAAACTCACAAAAGATGGTGATTTACTTTACAAAGGGAAACCTATTGATGAAAAAAATCAACCTCCTCCACACCTTGAGAATGTAAAAAACGGTACAGCTGATGAGTTTATGTGGAAAGTATATGGTTTAGGGTTGAGAGGAGCAATGAAAGGCTTAATAATTCAGCATTTGACATTTATTGACAAGTTCCCTGATATTGCTCACACATATGCAAATGACTTTGGTTTTACAACGGACCCTAACGCATTAGTGAAATATGCCGAAGATGAAAACAACATTTGGTTTGAACCTCTATCCTATCAACCTATAGAAACCGATTCTGAACTTGCCGCATTCTTTGAAGCTGTGGGGATTCTTCCGGATAATGTTATTGCATGTGATTCGGCAGACAAATACACAGGCGAAAACAAAGGTACTGTAGAAATGGTTAAAGGACTTAGAAAGCACGGTTACAATAGGGCATTCAAAATCAGGAAAACAAAATCAGTAATGTATTGGCTGACTTCAATGAAACAAAAGAAAATTCATTGTGTAAAAAACCACCTTTGGAAACACGTAAAAAAAGAAAAAGAGAATTATAAAATGAAAGAGGTTAACGGAGTTATGATTAACCAACCAATCGACAAATACAACCACATTTGGGATGCTGTCAGATATGGGCATATTTCACATAACAGCAACCAAAGTGCTGT